CCGGTACATTTGGAAGCAAGCCGGCACTATCCGCGCATATTCGTGATGTGCATATTGTATCCATCAACGGTATTGACTTCTTTGATCCTGCACTCAAGGCGGTATTTGTTGCGGTAAATATGGCGTACAATGTAGCCGGCACAAAGACAGCGCGATCCAACAGTCTCACAAACTCGTTGCCGGTTGCGGGTGTCAAAGAACGTGAGTTTGGGTTTTATTATGATGCCGGTATGAATGAGCTGAATATGGGGATCGGTGATCGTGATCGAATGGCGATATGGGATTTTTACAATTGGGCAAAAATATCTTTACGGGTTTCTCTTCGTTTTGCAGTATTGTGTGCCGGTGATTTTGTGCTTTTGTCGTCGCAATACATCAGAGATAGCTATACGCAGGTCGGTGAAACGTATGTAGCAAGGCCGGCAATGGTGTTGGAAATAGGGTATAATCTAAATGATCGCACATGCAATATTGTGCTGGGCGTGCCTCCTCAATTCTAGGTTTTGGAATCTGAAATGAAATACAAGAAGTCAAAAGATATGCCGTCGATTTTGCAACGATGTGCGGATCTTGGTTATGCAATTTTTACGAAGAAAGATTATGATCTCAACATTATTGGCGTACGTTCACCCAATCGGATTGCGGGCAAATTTGATGATGAGATCCATTGTGTGTATCGAGAGCGCGGTGAGTGGATACACGAGACATACCAAGCAACAACCGACCCAAGCGCAGAACAGCACCTCAATCCATCAAACTCAAAAGGCGTTGCCATCCTCAAGGCCGGTCAGTATAGAGGTGTATACTGCCTTGATTTGCACCGCAATTCGTACCTAGCTTTGTGTCAACGCAAAGGCGAGGTAACCGTATATCGTGACCAAACAGGCGATAAAATCAGCGATATAGGCGGTGATACAAAAGAGGATACTGGGTATTTTGGAATCAACGTTCATCGTGCCGCAAGCACTCATAATGGCTCTCTTGCTACCTCTACGCGGTATTATTCAGCTGGTTGCCAAGTTTTCGTGCATCCCGCTGATTTTGCGCGGTTTATTGCCTTGTGTGAGATGCAAGTGGGTGCGGGCATTGGTGATACATTCAGTTACACTCTTTTGGAGGATTAGACATGGATCAATCAACAGTTACACAAATATGGTTAGACCTTGCAACCAATGCGCCTTTCGTTGGCTTTCTCTTGTATCAATATTGGGATCAACGCAAAACAAACAAAGAGCAACGGGATGAGATGAAGGAGATCCGCAAGGAAGCAAAAGATCAAGAAGAGGCGATCCGTGGTCGGTTCGAAAAAGTAATCAGTGAACTCAACAAAGATCGTGATCAACTGGTAAGCGGATTCAGCACAAGGATTCATGCACTCGAAAGAGGCCAAAAAAAATTATTCGCGATTTTGGAACCATTGAAAGAGCAAATTCAGGAAATACGGATAAAAGAGAAATTAACGAGTAACACATAGGTTATAATAATTGGGCACCTTCTGTGCATTGTTTTGTCAAGATATTTTTGGGTATAGGTTTTTATCTATACCCATTTTTTATGCACAAAAAAACCCGCTGTGGAAGCGGGTACAAAAAGAGGAGATTTTTGTTTGCGTTGGATTATGTCAGGTAAATGCAGCTTATCTCGTCGCCGTTGTCCAAATTTCCACCAAAACTGAGCCTGCACACCGATCCCGCTCCATTATTCCCGACGGTATACTCATCGTTGTTGGCTGCTGAATCACCGAAGGCTGTCATGTTGCGGATCGCAAGACCGTTTTTGAATACCAAGATGCCATTCAAGAACCCAGCGTCAACAGCACGCGCAAGATCGATGGTTGATGTGGATGATCCTGAGATCTGAAATCCTTGTTGGAAAAATGCCGCACCAATCTTGGCGGCCGTAATTGCATCGTCTTGGACGTTACTTGTTGCAATTGATGCGCTTGCCAGCTTCGCATTTGAGATCCCGCCATCCTTGAGGCGCAAGGCATCGCTGTTGAGCTCAATGGTTGCGTCATCAACATTGACACTCAAAGCAGATCCGGCACCGCCCGCAAGACCATCACCGGCAACGGATGAGGCCAATTTGTTTTCGTCAACGGCCGCACTTGCAATCTTGGCGGTGCTCACGGCTGAGCTATTGATTTTGGCCGATGTTACGGAATTTGAACCAAGAGCCGCCGCATCCACAACACCCGCCCCAAAGAGCGCAGAATCGCCAATAGAACCATCCGCAATCGCTGCACCCGTAACGGAGTTTGCACCCAACTCAGATGCTGTGATTGTACCAACCGATAGACCGGAAGCACCGACCGCAAGCGTGGATCCGTTGAGTTTGACCTGCAAAGATCCAGATTGCAATTCAACGCCGTTGCCTGCTTTAACTTGAAGCTCACCGGATGAAAATTCAAGACCGGCATTGGATGAAAGATCGACGGATAAAGTGGAACCCGCTTTACTCAATCCGTCGCCTGTACTGATACTCGAAAGTCCGGTAAACTGAGTAATTACGATCGCAGTTGTTCCGAGATTGATATTGTCGGTTGTAACAATAAACCCTTGATCTGCGTGTGTTGATCCTTGGCGAACGAATACGGCCGCACCTTCCAACTCAGCAGCGGTGTTGGCATCATCCGAACGGGTCATAGCCGCGCCTGCACTTGCCCAAACGTAGATTCCGTTTTGTGATGCTGTGCTTTGGTCCTTGAGGACAACACGATCATTTGCGGAAAGGGTCACGCCATCGATTGCCGATGGTGCGCTTGATATATCAACATTGGCTGTAGAGGCTGCAATCGCACTTTCCTTCCAGTGAACCCCTTGTGCAGTGCTATCAACGTACGCTTTTGTGGCGGCGTGTGCATCCGCTGTTGGCGTGGGTACGCTGATCGATCCCGAAAAGGTAAACGATCCCGAAAGATCAAGTTTTGCGGCTGTGACGACGTTATTTGCGAGATATGCGCTGCTATCAATAGCGCCATCCGCGATCTTGGCACTGACTACCGAATCGTTTGCAAGAGCCGAACTTGCGACGACGGAAGCGCCAAGAAGGTTTGAATTGTTAATGATACCGGTCGCTAATTGCGTCGCGGTGATACTGGCGTTCTTAATCTGACCGCCTCTAATTTGTACAGACATGTGGATTACTCCGATGGTGTGAGGTAAACCGCCTCAAGGATGTCACCTGTTGACGGTGCTTGTGAGAACTCAAAATTACGATCATCGATGATCGATACCTGTGAAGAGCGTTGCCGCAATCCGTTGAGGTATACATTGAGCGATCCTGTTGTCATGTCTTTACTGGTGTTAAATCGCACTTTTTCATTATTCGTTTGTGATGTAAAGTCGTCAATCTGTGTTGTTTGGGCATTTTGCGCACCAACCTCAAGACCGGTGCCGCCTTCATCATTAAACACGTTTTTTATAGGCATATCCGGACAACCCTAGCAAGCATATGTGAGTGAGGCCGAATCAACATCACATGATCCGGAGTTTGTGCGCACATGCAAATACAGTGTCTTGTCTTGGATGTCACGAATGATTACGTCCATCCTGTACAACGCGCACCCTTTTGTATTGGTTGTGATGCCGGTTTGTATGTCACTTCGTGTTTCGGTCATCAGTATGTTATCGCCCGCTGAATCTCTTGAGAGTGTCGCATATAGCTTTGTAGCACTGGATATATTGGTAAGCTGTACCTCAAGCATTGAGGCATGTACATTGATTTGCTGTTTTCCGTATTTTGTATACTGCAACGCCACTGCTTTGCCGGTATCATATGCGGTACCAATGCCGGTCGTGCCCGCCGTGCTTATCATTTGATCGTACGTTGCCATATTATTTTTGTGATAGAGGATTGCAATACATTCCAATCTTAGCACGATAAATCATAACACGCACCTTTAAAACGTTTTGTATATTGTGAGGATACAGCAACCGAAAGAGCGCGGCACACATCAACGTGTCATCAAGCGCCTCGTGCGTTTGTTTTGGCCATCCAAAGATTTTGCAAATACTACTCATTGACATCGAGGTATACCCAAGCGGAATAAGCGCGGCACTTGCTAGTGCAATGGTGTCGATTCCACGCCGTAAGATTTTGCAATGCGGTGCATGGTCCGAGAAAAGCTTGAGAATAAATGAGCGGTCAAAATCCCAATTGTGCGCAACGGGTATACAGTCTCTCATAAACTCAGATATTTTTATTGCCGCCTGCCGTGGTTCACATGCGCCATGCCACATCTTTGCCTTGTATCGATTGATCCGCAAAGCCTTTGGATCCGCATTTTGCATGTTGGCTTGGATCCTGATATGCAAGCGCCCAATCTCGTTGAGGTTGCGATCAAGTTTGATCCCTGCATAGCTAATAATCTCATGGCCTTTATTTGGATGAAGGCCGGTTGTTTCAGTATCCAGTACTACATACATGCAAGATCCATAAAAAATGTTGTACAATATTTGTGTATTCGGTTATTGTATATATACAACACAACACAACCAACAACGAGGATAAAAAATGGACAAACTATTTGTACAGCTGCACAGGCAGCAACTCAAGGCGATGCGCCAAAAAGGAATCTCACGCGCTGCCGTATATGTATATCTTGAGCTACAATTTTACATGATCGGTGACAAGATCGAGTGCTGGCCATCACAGCAAACGATCGCGGACAATCTTGACATGACACCAAGAACGGTGCGCAACGCGATTGCGCAACTTAGGGATCACGGTCTTTTGATTGTTGATGCTGACAAGAGATCCACAAACACATACAAGAATGGATCTGTTGAGGTTGAGGAGTATGAGGAAAAAGTGATCCTCTTTGAAATGCCAAGAGGAAAAAGTGAACCTGTACATGAGGAAAAAGTGAACCTCCCTACCGGAAAAAGTGATCCTATGGATGAGGAAAAAGTGATCCTCCTAAATAGAGATAAGAAAAATAAAAAAGAAATAGATAAAAAGAAAGAGAGAAAAAGCAATGTACAAGAAATCTCAAAATCTTTTGAGGTGGACAAAAGGAACTTGTGGATCGAATCTCTTTTGTCACAGTATGCAACGTCGTTGGGTTGGAACACCAACGACATGATTGCAGACATCGAGACAATCAAAGAGGGATACAGCATTATTGCTGTTGAGCGCGGTTGTAAAAGTCTTGATATTTTTATCCGTGATGGAAAAAAGCATAAGCTCTTTCGCGGCCGTGGGTGGGTGCAGGGCCTCAGAACATGGATCGGAAGAGAGCCAACTGGCAAATTATCGAAATCGAAAGAAGCAAGATATACAAGATCTGTGCTTACGATTGATTATGCAAGCGCAGAAAAGGAAAGTCAAGAAGCCATCAAAAGCGTTGAGAGGTCGCAAGCACTGGCATTGGCGCATCAAGGCGGTGTTAGAGGTCTTTGGGGTGCATTGTGCAAGCGTCACAACATGGATTATCAGGCAATTGAGAAAGAGATTGTGGAAATGGTTGATGATGGAAGAATCACACCTGATATGCAACAAGAGATCAAGCGACACGATGACCTTGAGATCTTTGATGCCTTGATTGACATATACGTAAGTTTGGGGAGTAAGTACAATGTATGAGATTGGAGACACATGCATTTTCAAAATGCAAGGATCTTGGTTGAGTGTCTTTGCACACATCGAAAAGCTACAAGGCAAGATTGCACATGTTCGATTTGCGGTACCCATCAAAGGCAAAGAGCATGCACAAGTATTGATTGCAGACCTCAGGCCATCCGAAGAAACGAAAAAGCGTTGGGAGACAAAACCTGACAGCCTTGACGATATTTTTGAATCGTTACCAAAATATGATATAAATGACCTAGTAAAAAGGATTACCGATGCCAAAAAAGTATGAGTACAAAACAGATAAAAAGTCAGCTGACACACGAGTACGGATCACCTTGAGTAAGGAGCAGTATGATCAACTTGTCCTCATTGCCAAGCGTCACCAAATGGATGCAGATAGCTTATTAGAGAGGTATATCAAGCGGATGATTGCGGATTATTCGCACCCGTAAAAATTTGCGGGCACGGGATCTGGTTGTTGTTGTTATGTTGTCCTCTCCCGTGTTCCGCTCTTTTTTATTTATTTTTGATTATTTTTTTGACAATATAATATAATCATGTGTATAATACTAGAGTAACCAACAACAAAGGACAGCAAAAATGAAGACAGTTTACTTGCAAAGCACCTACACCGAAAAAGGCTATAACAGAGAATACGCGCGCTATATGCGCTTGGGTATGAGACCAAATACACACCAACAAAGATACGTTGCGGCAAAGAAGGAAAACGGCGTATGGGTTGGTGTTGATGCGATTGTAAATCATAAATGCAAATGCGGTGGAAGCCATTTTGAGTTTTGGTACAATCAAACCGAGGAAAGAAACATTTTTGTTTATAAATGCACACAGTGCCGCAATGAGACAATCACAATAAACTCATATGAGGTACCAACGCCGGATCAGCCTTTGGGTCGATGGGTCAAGCAAAACGGAAAATGGTTTGTCAAGGTCATAAGCGGTAACACTTCCACACATGAGGAGATTATGATCAGATCCTCCAAAGGACTGCAAAGAAAAAAAATTAGCAAAGTCTCCATTTTGTGAGACATCATAGTATAATCATGTTATTAGTATGTATACACAACAACAACCCCAAACAAAAAGAGGACGACATGGAAAATTGGATCCACATAACATTTCAAAACACAAATACTGATCAGGTAATCACTGACAGCATCAACACCGATGATCCTGTATATCTTGCAAAGGCGATCGCACAATGGATTGACAACGGCTTTATTATTTTGGGCATTGAGTTTGATGAGCAAGCGCAAGCCCAAAACCAAGACATGAGTGATCAAGAGCTTGAGGCAATGGCCGCATACTTTGCAGGAGGTGAGTAATGAAATGCTGCAAATGCTCAAACGTCGCAGAGTACAAGGTTGCACTCAATGGCCGTACGTACTTTGTGTGTGAAGACCATATCCCAACACAAGGCGATTCTTGTGAGCCCATCACGGATCTTGATATGCTGAGATCCAATAAGCACATCGCAAACTTGCAAGGAAAAGAGTATATCCTCTTTGCTGGTTTGCTTTGGTTGGCTCATCGCAACGGCCTCAAAAGCATTGAGACAACGATTATTGAGCATGATCGTGAGACGGGGTTTTGCCTTGTCAAGGCGCGCGTGTTTGGTGAGCGTGGCGAGTATCAAGCATACGGTGATGCAGACCAAATCACATGTGGCAAAAAGGTTGCCGCTGCGTATATTCGAATGAGTGAGACAAGAGCGGTTGCAAGAGCATTGAGATTTTACACAGGCACGGGCATGACAGCCCTTGAGGAGCTACCAAATGAAAGATGAGAAGATACTGAGTGCGGGCGGCTATGCTAAACGCACCAAAGGCACACGATCACCGGCGTTGCCGGTTGTGTTTCCCGCTGATATGCTGGCAATGATTCGCGAGATTGCAAAATCACAAGGTGTGAGTGCGGGTGAGATTGTGCGTATTGCATGTGATCAGTATTTGAGAAGGGGTGCCAAATGAAAAAAGAAGAGGTTGCGGCCGTATGGGAAAGCATCGATAACCTTGTGCCTTGGGATCAAAACCCAAGATTGAATGATCATTCAGTGGATAAGGTTGCCAACAGTATCAAGCGTTTTGGTTTTGGTGCGCCCATCGTAGCAAGAAGAGAGGACAAGATGGTTATTGCTGGCCACACGCGCCTTAAAGCGGCAAAACAACTGGGACTTGATGCGGTTCCTGTGCGATACCTTGATCTTGATCCCGCTGATGCAAAAATGCTCGCACTTGCGGACAATAAGATTGGTGAGATTGCGGATTGGGATAATAATGAGCTAGATCGCATTATCAATGATCTTGCACTGAGTGCGGAAGACATGGAGGATCTTGGTTGGAATTCATCAGACCTCGATAATCTTTTTGAGCCTGTATTTGATGGCCAAGAAGATGAGGTGATTGAGGTTTGCGATGACGATCCAATAAGCAAATTGGGTGAGGTGTACGAACTTGGGAATCATATTCTGGTCTGCGGAGATTGGAGAGACGAAACTTTAAGACAATCTGCTTTTTTAAGATTGCATCCAGAGGCAGGTATTCATGATCCGCCATACGGTATAAGTGTAGTAAAAAATGGATCAATAGGAGGTAATGGATCAATAGGAGGTAGTGGAATTGTTAAAGCAAATAAATATAAACCAATCTATGAAGACGATCAGCCTTTTGATCCTACTGAACTATTGGAAATAATACCCAACAGCATATTATGGGGTGCAAATTACTATAGCTCAAAGCTAAAGGATACGAAAGGATGGATTGTCTGGGATAAGAAAGAAAAAGATTGGGATGATAATTTTTCCGATGCAGAATTAGCATGGACTATTAATGATTGTCCTCTGAAAATATATAGATACATGTGGATGGGTGCATTAAAAAAGGGGGATAGAAAATTAGAAGGTAAAAGAGTTCATCCGACACAAAAACCGGTCGGATTGATTGCACAAATTATCAATGATTATTTTTCAAAACATAATGTAATTGCAGACTTTTATCTTGGGAGTGGAACAACTTTAATTGCTTGCGCCCATATAAAGAAAAAATGCATTGGCTTTGAAATAGAGAGATCTTACTGCGATGTAATACGCAAAAGATGGTACAAATACGCCAAAGAAAACAATCATGATGTTGGGGATGGTCTTGATGGCTAGACGTACCAAACTCAATGCGGAAGTACAGCGCAAGATCTTGCAAGCGATACAGGCGGGATCCACATATGAGATCGCGGCAAACTTTGCGGGCATATCAAGGACAACATTGTTTTACTGGATGCGCAAAGGTGAGGAGCAAAATAAAGGAATATATCGAACATTTTTGAACGAATTCAAAAGAGCGGAAAGCATGGCGTGTGTTGGATCTCTTGCGGTCATAAACAAAGAAGCACGTGAGGGTAATTGGCAAGCCGCTGCATGGCTACTTGAAAGAAGATTCGGGTATTCGAGAGACGGCCCGCCACCCGTACAAATTACGATTGATGCTGAATCGGTTGACGTGCAACAGCTGATCAGCGAGTACAGAAAAGAGATTGCACCCATCATCGAAAAACCAATCATCGATCTTGATGAGGACTAACAACAACCAAAGGAGACAACATGCTCACAAAGAAAATCAAAGAAAAATTAGCACTGCGCGCAAACCCATCACCGGCAAAAGAAGCAAAAATATTGCAGTATCTAAAGCAAAACAATGATAAGATCGTCACCATGATTGACATCCTCGAACACTACGAAAGTACAAGCGGTGCATATTACAGCGCGGCATATGCGCTTGCGGAAAAAGGTGCGGTTGGTTTTGCTGATCGGCAGTATCACAATTGGCTGCAACACCCGTATCTCAAGAAACTGCACAAGCGCAATCGTTTTGTCTTGTGGCATAAGGATCATCATGTGGAGGTTGCGATCCGTCCACAATACGCAACGTACCAAACGCAAAACGATCAACCGTCTCTTTTTGGCGATAACATCGAAGAACTATCCAATGATGAGCTATCCAAACTCATTGCAAGAGCGCAAAAACTGAAACTTGATCGTGAGCTAGATAACCGATATGCGGGCGGCATGGCACATGTTGTGGACCCCATCAAAGAAGCATTATCCGGCTATGGTGTTTCGGATCCGGTTGCACTTGTACATGCCGGTGATGAGGCAACGTTTATCACCATGAGCGCAACAAAGGCAATGCCCATCAAAATAACCATCAAGCAAAAAGGCATGCCGGTTGTACAGACCATCGAGTGCGATCACATCACTGTGCATGGTGTGCCGGTTGTTGCTACGCTACAAGACGCATATGTAAGAGCGCAACAGTAATGCAATACAAGGCCCGCAACCAGTTGATCAACATCGTCAAGAGTTATCCTCTTGCGGTGTCGCGGTTGTGGGTGCCTTATTGTCATAGATGGGACGGGAAAGGCAAGGAAAGCGAAAGAGCGCGCGGTTGTGGGAATGCAATGGATATGGTCGGTTTGGGTGTGTATCGTTGCGATCAATGTGGTATCGAGGAAAAAAGAACCTCACAAAGAGAAGCCGCAATTCGATTTACTGCAACCGATGAGGCTTTTTTGTGTACCGGTGGAAACCGTGCGGGCAAAACGCAGTTTGGTGCGCAGTTGGCCGTTGCGATCGCTGCCGGTCGTGATGAGTGGTATGTGCAAGAATGGTTACAGATCAACAACCTACCAAAAGATCTTATCCAGCGCAAGCCGCAAACGGTATGGTATGCCGCGCTATCTTATGGTGATGCACTCGAGTATGGAAGACCAAAGCTTGAGCAATACGCACCAAGCGGTACAAAATATACAAGATGGCGCGCACAAGATCGTGCCTCAATGAGGTTGCCCAATGGTGGGCGAATCGTATCACTATCGGTGGAAGCAGGCCGCGAAAAATTCCAAGGCGCATCAGTGAAATTTGTATGGCTTGATGAAGAGCCAAGCGTTGAGGTTTTTGAAGAGTGTATGCTACGCGTTGTGGATACCAAAGGCAAGATCTTGATCACAGCAACACCGCTCAAAGGTTTGTCTTTTTTGTATGACTTTTTTGTGGACAACCCGCCAAGCGGATTCAATCGTTATGCTTTGAGTGGATTGGATAACCCGTACATATCGAGCAACAAGCTCAAGCGGGCCGTTTCACACCTCAGTGAGGCAAGCCAGAACGCGCGCCTTTTTGGTATGTTTACCAGTCAAAGCGGGTTGGTGTATCCAGAGTTCGATCGGGCCGTGCATGTGGTCAAACCGTTTGTGATTCCTGATCATTGGCCGCGTGACATCGCGATCGATTTTGGTGTACGCAACCCATTTGCGGCATTGTGGATAGCACACGATCAAGACAATGATTGTTTGTATGTATATCGAGAGTATTACAAGACCGAAAAAACAACTCTCGAAAATGGCCGCATGATCATTGCGCTTGGCGCAAAGGATCCCGATCTCCGTTGGATTGTTGCGGATCCAGAGAGTAAGGACGGCCGGTTGTTGTTGGCTCGTGAGTTGGGATTGCAAACCAAGCCTGCACCAAAACATTACGGCGTATCCGAAACAATCAATCTTGTAAAAGAACGGTTGATGCTCAATGCGGAAGGCGTGCCCGCGCTCATGGTATTCCAATCATGCAAGGAGTTGATCAAAGAGTTTCGTAAGTACAAATGGAGCAAGACAAAAGGAAGAGACAAACCGGATAAACAACACGATCATGGGTTGGATGCGTTGCGATACGAGATTGCTTTTTTGTACAGATTCAAGAAGCACAGATCTTGATAACAAAGTACAATAGTTTTGTTCCTGATTCGTTTGCTAGGTAAATCGATCAGAAATTGCAAAAATTGCAATTTTTCCCGATAAGGGTACCTAGATAAGCGATCTATATTTAAAAAAAGGAGATATGGAAATGGAGGGAGTAAAAAACATTTGCGGTTATGATTTGCAAGATGATTGTGTAATCTTGGAACCGCAAGAGGTTTTTAACCCTGCGATCGTCGGTTATGACAGCAACAAGAATCGCCTTGTGTATTCGATCGATTTGCTCATACAATCAATGATTGGTTATTGGGGTTTGTGTTATTATGGTGCAATTGATTGGATATACTACAATACAATCACCATGTTACCAGTTTTTGATAACCCGCCTTTGTTGAGGTATGACGATGAGTGATAACGAAATAGATCCGCAGTGCCTTGAAATGCAAATGCTCGATACTGTGAGGTTACTGCATAGAGGTACCAACGCATTGATCAAGCTACAAGTTACAATCATGGGATTGCGGGCGCGGTTGAGAAATGAGGTTATGGTGTTCAAAAGCGAATACCCAAAAGCCATGCATGATGATCTTTTGTATGCAATGGTGCAAGATGATGCATTGCCAATTGAGGAAATACTTGTAGCTTTTGATCTTGATAGATCGGGTTTTGAGCGTGAGATTGCAAGGATCCAAAAAGAAAAGCAAAAATAATCATTTATTTATTTGCACATTATATTATAATCATTTATTATAAGAAGGTAACCAACAACAATCGAGGTCAACATGACAACAAGAAAAAACAACATAAAATGCAAAAGAAATTTTATCCTCGAGGATCGCGACATTGATGCGATCCTATCGGAGCTGAATGAATCGGAAGTATTTAACAAACAAGAGTACAAAACAAAGAACACAGTATCCTTCTTTGATGATGATGATATTTGTTACTTCATTCTTACCATGCCCGAATATGAGGACTTTGACAACGATATTTTTGACGTTGTTGATCTGTTCGGTGCATGGTTTGGCATCACTGCATGCAAGGTAAACGGTGATTGGTTGTAAAAAACCAATCTTTTTTTATTTATTTTTGATTGAGCCATTGACATTATATTATAATCATCCTATACTAACTAAGTAACCAACAACAAACGAGGTCAACATGACACCATTTACAAAGCAAAATCTAACAAGACAAGGCAATCTTATCATCTTCCAACAAGGCGAAAACACAGATCGAAAGATCGTTGCAAGATTCAAGTACCAAAAAGGATCGATCGCAACATTTATGACCCACCTTCGCAAAAACTGGACAGCTGAGGATTACTTTGCAAAAGAAAGCACCGGCCTTGCTCCTTTGCAAATCGTTGAGGAAACCGGATACATTCAACCTCACATCAAGAAAGAGCTAAAAAGAAAAGGGTATGACCTTACGCCACAAGGCTTTAAGCAAATGATCAGAGATCAACTATCACGATAACAACCAACCAAGCCCGCACATGGCCGCGCAATGCGGCCATTGTTGTATTTGGGCAATCTCTTTGTTATCGTGCTATAGTACAATCGAGAGGTGACATGATGAGTAAAGATTTGCCCGCAAAACCACTGACATTTTGGCAACGTATAACCAAGGCATTTGCAAAGCAAGTGGATAAACCTGAAAGGCCTGCACATGGTGCGGATTGGGAGCGCGCACAAGGCGCAAGGAATCCATATCCGGCAAAGATCTCAATGGCTGCGTTTGCTTCTCATTCATATGTGTATGCCGCTGTATCAAGAGCATCACAAGATCTTGCGGCACTTCCAATCAAGCTTATTAAAGGCAAAGGTGAGCGGTCGCAAATTATCGAAGAACACCCGTTTCTTGATCTCATGGAGCAACCAAGCACATATGTTGATGGCTTCTCTTTTCGCGAGCAATTGGTTGTCGATCTCATGCTGACCGGTGGATGTTATGCACTTCTTGCCGGATCAACAGATGTGCCCGCTTCGGTCTTCCGATTGCATCCAGAGCAAACCAAGATCGTGACCGATCCAATAATCGGGATCAAAGGCTTTGAGTTTGAGGATTCCGGCAACGTTGTTGAGTATCCCGTTGATCGTGTTGTATATACGCAATTGGCATCGTGGGGTGATGGTGTCAATGCGTTGTATGGTCTTGGAGGTATCCAACCATTGCAAAGAGAAATAAGCGCAGATATTAGCGCGCAAAAGCTTGCAAGTGATGCCGCAAAGAAAGGCCGGCCAGATATACTCATATCGCCCGCTGATGAAGCTGATATATGGGATTATGAGCAAAGGCGCGCCATCCTCGATGCGTACAAAGGCATGAGTGGTGAGGGCGGTGCAATGGTGCTGAGTGGACAAGTAAAAATAGAGCCTTTACAGGTATCCCCGCGCGATCTTGAATTCCAAGCGGTGCGAGACTATACCCGCCAAGCGATCAGCGCGGTCTTTGGTGTTCCTCCTTCCGTACTTGGTGATAACAGTGCAAACTTTGCGGTATCAAGGCAACAAGCGCAAAACTATTGGGAAGTACAAACCAAGCGCGGCAAGAGAATTGGACACATCCTCACACAGATTGCCAGGCGGTTTGATAAGGATCTACGCGTTGAGATTGATTACTCAGGTGTTGAGGCGTTGCAGGATATACGCAATGCACAGCTAGATCGGATCACCAAGCATATCCTCAATGGCATGGATCCCGCTGAGGCTTATCAGTTCGAGGGTATGGAAGATGCACCAATCATTCCACAAGATGAGCGCGAAACACCGGCACAAGATGTTGGTGATGAGGAAGGCCAAAACGTGCGCGCCATGCAAATCCTACTCAAGACCATCCAAAAGCAGGAAACAAATTATGGATTGAAGAGCAACGCAAAAGAGGCAATGGATGCCTTGAGTGAGGCAACCCAAAAATCCTTAAAAAAAAAGGGTAAAGAACACAACGAGGAATACGGCGACAACCCAAAGAAGAGACTGACAAACGTAAACTATCTTGCAACATCGTATCATCGTGGGTTGGCCGCGTACTATTCAAACCCTGCCTCAGTTAGACCCAGCGTAGGATCCGCAAACCAATGGAGTATGGGTCGCGTCAATGGCCTCTTATATGCATTGCGCACCGGCAAGTATCGACGATCCCCATATGATACAGACCTCTTGCCAAAAGATCACCCGCTATCCAATGCGGAAGAGGAGAAGGAGCAAAAGCACCTGATCTATGGTTGGAAAGATTTGCCGCTTGCCGCAAAGGATCAAGATTGGGGCTTTACAAAAAGAGAGGCACAAAAGATCCTTGGTGATGATCAGGATATGGACCTGTACAAGAAGGCCTTTCTCTTTGTCAATCGTGGTGGAACCGATGAGCCAAATGCCTATCGTTTGCCCATCGCCAAAATGATCAATGGTGAACTCAAGATCGTTTTCCGTGGCGTGATTGCTGCGGGATCTTCTGTACGTGGTGAGCCTAAGTTTGGCACGGGTTATTATAATCTTTCGGGAGCAACGCAAAGAGACAAAGAGCGGTTGTATGAACAGATCAAAGAACTGTACGATCGATTTGGTGAGGCCGCACCGCTTGCATCATGGGAGGAACCCGAAGAGAAAAACAGCGACGTAACAAACTTTCCAACGCGCGGCGATGATAAAGAGGTGTCGCTTGCAAATACACAGTATCGGGTTTTTGATGCTGAGTATGCAAAAGACTTGAAAGAAAATTGGCCGCAAATATGGAGAAGAGGCGGAAACATCGAGGGCAATAACCAGTATCGACGATTGGAGCCTATCGTAAGCAGGCAAGACAAAACACCAAAGACCGATACTGAGGAGATGGCGATCCGTAAGAGAGAAGCATGGGCCGCACGTCACTTGCAGGATTTTAGGTTGGCGGGAACGGTTGCGCAAATCAAGTGGTTTGTTGTTGGTGAGCGCGGGCAAACCCACATGAAAGAGTTGATTGAGGAGGAAAAGAAGAGGCTACAAAAAAGCGAGCAGCGCACCGCTCTTTGGAATGATTGGTTAGAGAAGAGACAAAGGCCCGCAGAACAGCAAATTCAGCGCGCTGTATATGCTTATCTACGTGACGCACAAAAGAGATACGTGGAACGCGTTGAGGCGTACATAACGCAGCGCAAAACAAGCGGATCCAATCACATCATCAAGGCGGTCACCGATTGGCAACAATTGATCGGTTTTGCGGATGAAGTCTTTGAGCTGCAACGGTCTTTGGGTCGATCATGGGAATCAGTGTGGACTTTATCGGGCACGGACGCGCTCGATGATGTGTATGCGATGGCCGGAGAATCGAAACCGCTTGATCTTGTCTTTGGCTCACGCACCGCCGCTGTGCAGGCTATCGATAGTGCATCCATGAGGATTGCACAAACCACCGCCGACAAAATCAAAAAGATTGTTGAGGATGGGTTGTTGGAAGGTGATTCGGTTGATGAGATTGCGGGCAAGATCAAGAGTGATGCAAAGTTTGGCATCAAGAGATCGCGCACCATTGCACGAACGGAAAGCACAAAAGCTGTGAACATGGCAACCGATCAGGCATATCAAACCGCCGCCGCGAATGGTATCAACATCCGCAAAGAATGGTTATCTTCTCGTGATGACAAGGTACGAGAAACACATGCGGAACTTGACGGTCAAACGGTTGGGGTCAATGAGGATTTTGTTGTAAGATCAACGGGCGCCGCCGGTCCAAGCCCCGCCGCATTTGGTGAGGCTTCTGAGGATATAAATTGCCGCTGTACAATCATCGCGGTTGTGGAGGATTGAGATGAAATATCCATATTGGGCACACTATCGCGATCCGGTTGCCATCAGTGACAGCGATCTTGCAATCTTAATATTTCTGTGTACGGTGATGTTTTGCCTGACGTATCTTTCAAGAGGTTGAAAATGATAGAGATTATTGTTGCCGCGATCATTGGCATTGCGGTTGGTATTGGTGGCACAGTGGTTGTGCAAAACGCCAACAAGAGCGATGTGCAGGTTGTTGCGGTTGGTGGCGATCAGGTTGCCAAAGAGCAAGTGGAAGTACAAAAGCAGCTGATCGATCTTGATCTATTGGTTGAGCCATGCGGCAAAGAGTTTATCGAGAAGCATGATGCTCTTTTGTGTCGTGAGATGTTTTGCCGGATGCAAACGCGCGGCATCGATTCGCAAACCTCACAAACCGATTGCGAATCAATCAGTAACCTTGCCAACACCAAAGAGATACAAGATGCATGCAAAAATCTTGATGGCGAGAAGAAGGAAACATGTGAGGATCTGTTCTTCAAGCGAAAATGATCACCATAAATACAATTGTCTATCCATTATGTTTGTGCAATAAACCTCTCTTGTTTGTGCATTCCTCATATTTTTAAGGCTACATAGATCCTTAAATTGCATCCAATCAGCTCCATTATTTTCACAGACTATGTATTCTTTTTTTCTTTCCTTACACCATTGAGAGAGGCGAGGATAGTTTATGTGCTTACTTGATTTTTTGTAACAATACCCTTTGTTTTGATATGGGGGATCAATAAACCATGTTGCATGATGATCCTCTATTTGCTCGTAAGATGTATTGTAGATCTCCCAATGTCTTATATATTGCAGTTGACAGCATGTTCTTTCTTTCCACAGAATCCCGTTTTCAATAGATCTTTTTGTTCTTGTCTTTGCGGGAGATGCACCGCCTTGCGCGATCCAAAATCCAACAAGTATTTTTTGTTCTTGCGTGAGCCTTGATTCTTGTATGTGGTCAAAATTTAAATCCATGCCCATTATTTCTTTTTCACTTACACATATTAAGTATTTCCATATCTGATATATGTTTTCATCAAGATCGTATAAGATTACTTTTTTTGATGGGTATCTTGTTGCATATTGTGCAGATCCGGCAAAAGGCTCTATGATCGTATCCGTGTTTGGTTTCGGGTATTTGTCAATAATCGTCCATTTGCTTCCATAATACGAAAAAAAAGGCCTTAGTCTCATTTTGCATATCCAAAGAAAATAAAAAACCCGCTCTTGCAAGTCAGTTGAAGAGCGGGCACAAGGAAAAATTATCTTTCATAATTGCTTATCGTTTTTCCGTATTGTTGTAAATATTTTTCTGTACTTTTACGGCCAAATCTAGCGATAAGCTTTCGTACTGTTCTTTCGTTGAGCTTTGGTTGCATGGGATCTCCTATGATGATGCAAAAGAAATAATAATATGTGCCGGTTGCGAGTATTGAGCAAAGCACGTGCAGCAATGTGCGGAACTCGTTTTGTGCGAATGATGCGAGTATGTCAAGCATTGATCAGTTCCTCGATCTTTTGTTGGTTCTCTTCTGAGATGATAAAATGGTGGTTTTCCCACTTGCTAACCGTTTCACGAGCAACCCCAATCTTATCAGCAAATTGTTGTTGTGTGAGGCCTAGCCTGTCTCTGATGACTTTCACTTCGTTTCTTTTATCGATATGTTCAACGTATTCCACTTCCTCGATGTGATCGATCTCCATAACCAAGAGATCAAGAAGGTTCTCTGTTGTGTCGGTGTGTACTTGGCGTAATCCGCTTTTCCATTCTATAAGTATTGTTTTCATTGTTGTTGTCCTATGGTTGTGGGTTATGCCCGCTTGTGCGGGCTTGGTTGGTTACTTGTTTTCGATCTTCTCGAGAAGAAGATCGATCTTGGTATAGATCTCATTGAGATCATCTTGGTGCGTGTTGTCGATGTTCGATTGCTCGATCAAAGCGTCAAGCTGATCAAGCATTTCTTGTAATTTCTTGTACAGGTATTCATTGTAGTACATTGTTGTTGTCCTATTGGTTGGGGGTTGTGCCCGCTTGTGCGGGCTTGGTTGTTGTCATTGTTTCCATATCGATAATCCACTGCAGTCCAGTTTCGTACCATTCGATCTTTTTTGTGATTCCGGTTCCGTGCTGATAGACCATGCATCTGTTGATGGTGTATGACTGTTTGCCGTTGCAAATTGTCATTTCCCAAACTCCATCGTCACACTCATCGAAAAATTCAAAGCCCATTTTTTCAAGTTTTGTAATAAGGTTGTCTTGGTTCATTTTGTTGTCCTCTTTTTGTTTGTGTTGTTGTTTATATTACTCATTATAATATAATCATAAGAAATGTAAAGGATTATTTTTAATTATTTTTATTTTCTTGTATTTTTTACAATACTTGTAATTCTTGCAAAACCCTATATGATCATGTATATACATATATGAGGTGCGTATGTATGTAAAAAATTTACAATGCCAGATTCTGCGCGATGGCGTGCAAAAAGAGGGTGCCATATCCTTTGTTGCGAGTACTGCAAATGAGGATCGTTATGGTGATATCATCAATCAAAATTCATGGGAATTGGATAAGTTTCGAGCGAATCCGGTGATCTTACTCAATCACAATGCCAATGCTTTACCAATCGGAAAGGGTGAGGTTGAGGTTATCGATGGTCGTTTGATGGTTGACGTTGAGTTTGACATGGGTGATCCGCAAGCTGCTGAGGTTGCGCGCAAAACAAAAGCCGGATTCCTCAATGCTGTAAGTGTTGGCTTCAATCCTCTTGATGCAACACCAAGATCCATGCTTGAAAAATCGCACCCCGCACATGGACAAAGCGGCCAGTATTTTGATCGTGCTGAGCTCCTAGAGGTTTCAATCGTTACGATACCCGCCAATGGTGATGCCGTTGCCGCCAAATCGTTAAACCTTGACATTGAGACAATTATCAGGGAATACATTGCATCTTGTGTGGAGAAGACAATGCAGGGACAAATTAAGCAGGTATCAAAAGACACCATAGAGATTGCCGCACCTGATGGGCATCATTGGATGGATTACGAAGGCGGACCGGTTCTCATGGTTGGCGAAGATGCTGATCATGAAGGTGCATCTTCTACGTTTCGTTTTGAGATCATCGAAGAACACGATCCATCAAGGCTAAAAGCTGACATAATGGGCGATATGGATGAAGAGGAAGAGATGGAGCAGGACGCCATGAAGCCCAAAGATGATGATGATGAAGAGAAATATCATGATGAGGACAGCGAAGAAGACAAGGAAAAAAATTTTTTAACCCCACAAGAGCGCGACTTTTTGCGGTCTTTACTAAATGGAGATAACCAATGAGTGATCAAAAACTCGTAGCTGAGGCAAAAAGCATCCTTGATGGGATCAAAACGCATCAGAACACAGCGAATGAGAAATTCTCTCAATTCGAAAAGCAACTTGATGATCTCAAGCGCGCACAACGCCTGATCCAAGAAGCACAAGCAACCCCAACCACAAGAGAAGAACACGCAAACGCGCCTGAGTTCCTTCTCAAGAACTTTGTACACGAAAACGGTGTACAATGGTCATCACAAAAACGCAATGTACAAATTGCCGGCCGTGGTACTGTAACCGTCGAAGAAAAGGGATTGCTTGATAGTGATACACCCGTAAATCAATGGCATGCCGATCTTATCAACATCAACAAAGAACGGTCACTTGCTCGATTGATTATGTCCACACCACATACACCAAAGAGCGATCTGAAGCTTTGGAAGCACCTGCAAAAAGCACCTCGTTTTATGCAGCCTGCAATAAATCGCGCCTTTACTGATGCCGCTTCAGAAGGTGCCGAATGGATCCCCGATAGTTTTGCCGCAAACCTGTATTTTAACATCGAAGAGCAAAGCCAGATCCCGCGCGTTGTTGCCGACAACCTGCAAAAGCAACAAGTCGAACGATCAACCATCCTCGTGCCTAGGCTTGAGCGCGGCGGCCGTCCCTATCTAAAAGGAAGCATCTCAAGCGACAATCCAGCCTCCTATACCGCTTCAAGCGTAAAAACTTCACAAAAATCCATCACTGTAAAAGGCTTGGCATCTCGATTCCTCATTGATGATGCAGCTCAAGAAGACAGCGCGATCGCGGTTATTCCTGCTTTGCAACGTCAAATTGTTATGGATTTAAATGACGCAATGGAGGATGCTCTTATCAATGGTGATGATAGCGGAACCCATCAAGATGCAATTTCTGACTGGAATCTGCGTGGAAGATGGGGAACAACCCCCGCTCTTGGTGGATCCTCCGATCATCGTCGCATGTTTAAGGGGATGAGAAAGCAAGCGTTTGATCGTAGTGCAACCGCCGATCTTTCTGGCTTTACCTTTGCAAAGCTTCTTGGTCTCAAGGCGCAAATGGGTGAGTTAGCCATGCAAAATGTTGTAATCTTTGCATCACCCGAGGCGATTCTTGCAAACCTTCTTGGGTTGGATCAGGTTTTGACCGTCGATAAGTTTGGCCCCGCTGCAACAATTGTTAGCGGACAGATCGCGAACGTGTTGGGTATGCCTATCATCATGACACGCTTTATGGGCGCAGACCTCAACAACGCTGGTAAGTACGACAATGTAACCACAGACAAAACAGGTCTTTTGATGGCTCACGCTCCATCTTGGTACATCTTTGAGCGTCGCGGTATCCTCGTTGAATCCGATCGCAAAATTGATGTCGGGGCCACTGAAATTGTCGCGACAATGAGAACCAATTTTGACACTCTTGATCTTGATGCAACCAAAAACGTTGCGTTCGGTTTCAAGATGGCAACATCATAGGAGAATTATCATGGAATATAGAATCCACGTACCCGCAGTAAAAACATCCGCACTCACCGCAACAACGGTATTGCATGCCATTCCCTGTGATCGCAATGCGACACTCAAAAAGGTTATGATTGCAAGCCGTGGCGGTATCACGCACGATGGTACAAACTATAGTCAAATCGCAATCAAGAACGGAAGCACAACGCTTGCGGTTCGCCTCTTCAACGCGGTATCTCTTGCGGCATTGACACCGGAAGAGCTGACCGTTTCAAATGGAGACGTTACCGCATCAACATGCCTCAAGGTTGAGTATGATTTCTCAGCATCCGGCCTTGCTGTTGATTGCGATCTTGTTCTTGTCTTTGAAACTGCGAGACAATTCTAGTTATGGCAATGGTTACGGTTTCCACGCTCAAGCAATACTTGCCCGAGGTCACAGGCGATGCCGCCAATACTGACCTTGAGGCACTGCTTGATCGCGTGGAGGCCGCAACCGCTCGCTATATGGGGTGGCGCAAGAGCGATAATCTTGCGTCACCTCGCATGCTTTCCGCAACGCACACCTTTTTTCTTGACGGGCCAACACATGAAAACCCGCAAGTTTTACAGCTACCAATGAGACCGATTCAAAGCGTTGCATCCATACACAGTGATGTTGATCGGCAATACAACGCGGATACGTTGATCGATGCAACAACGTATTCTCTTGATAAATACCTTGGACAAGTTATCCTTGATCCGATTATTGCAACAGACACCTTTGAGCGTGGTTATCGTGCAATCAAAGTGGTTTGTGAGGCTGGTTATGCAAATAACCAATTGCCTGCAGATCTTGAGCACGGGATCTGTGTATGGGCTAGCCAGCTGCATCGAAACAAAGCGACACAAGGAAAAGACAGTATTACACAGCGCGCGGCAACAATCTCTATATCACCAAAGACGATGCCCAAAGAAGTCGCTGAGATCCTTGCGCCGTTCCGCGAATCGCGTCAAATCTTGTGAGGTGATCAATGCCTACGCAAATAACATTGGCACAATTTCAACAACGCATGAGAAAAGCAGATCGGGAGCTTATAAAAAACCTGTTTAAGCAAATGCTCAAGCTATCACTCAAGGCGGAAGCGCAAGCCAAGAAAAACGCAACCACATACCCAAGAGTAAGAACCGGAAGATTGAGATCATCGATCACCGGCCTTGTTGATTCCAAGAACGGCAATCCGCGTGTTGTTCTTCGTGCCGGTGGTAACACGGGCGGATCGCCTGTAAATTATGCGCGATTTATGGAGTTTGGTGCGCCTGCGATTGGATTGGAGCCTCGTTTGTTTATGGGTAGGGCCGTGCAAAAGATCAAGCAGGACGATGTACCCAAACAGCTCGAGAACCTTCTTGCGTTATCACTGGATGAAAAATAATGGCATCACGTACACGACAAATAGCGGAAAAATTAAAATCCTTGATCGCTGTAAATTTTTCAGGCGGTGAATCTGGATTGAATATGTCCAATCGTGTGCAAATCGGTGCAACGATTGATCCGCCATATGTGCCGTTTGCATGTGTACACTTTGCACAAGCCACAAGCGAATTTGGGCAATCCTTAGGCCGTTATCGTATCACCAACACCTTTGAGATATATGCATATGTTGGCGGCGGTGATCTTGGTGAGCGCGCTGTCAATGCGATGGATCTCGTTGAGGATATGGTCAAGGCATTGGTTGCAGATCGTCAGATCGCCTTACCTTCCATCGTTGATGATATAAAATGCGCCTTTCTTGCTGAGGATGGCGATCGTTTTGGTGTTGAAGGTGTTGGTATCGGTTACATTGAGGTACAAGTATACAGCCAAACGGATACGGGGATATAATGAGTTGGTATAGTGAATCATATAAACAACGGCAACCGGTCGCGGTGGATGCAAGTTCCACCGGATCGGGTGCGGTTACACCGGTTGACATAACAATAGAGATTCCGTCGGATTGGGATCTGTTTTGGGAGAACATACGATCGGATTTTTTCGATGTGGTTGTTGTGGACAACGAAGGACAACTGCTGACTTTTGATCGTGCCGCCGGTGCAAGCTATGCAAATCGTGTGCTTACCCTTGAGGTCAATGCATATCGATTGACAACGCAAACCGTTGCACTGATATATGTGTATTTTCAAAACCCATCCGAATCGAGTGATCTGGCAACAACGTTCACACCATCGAGCGCATTGACCGGACATATTGACCTATCAAGACCAACCGGTTTGCTTGTTACGCAACCACTACAAAGACCGCCATCCAGTGAGCCACAAACCTCTTTTGTCAAGGCATCAACAGATCAGATCGATATATACTTTGCCGTATCAAACCTTTTTGGCTTGCGTGCCTCTTCGTACAATTCACGTTTTGGCATGGAAGGCCTTGAGCATGTTGTCATACAAAGTTTTGATAATACAGGATCCAACGACGATGCCCGATTCGATGAATCCAAAACCAGATTTATTGAGGGTTTTGTCAAGGTGCGCGCAAGAGCGGGATCCAACAATACAGATTATGCGCTCGTTTGCCGCATCACCACAACTGAAACTCAACAAATAGATATACGGTGTTTGATACAAACCCGCGATCAATTACCATCCTAGGAGATAAAAAATGCCTTTGCAATTCGGAAGATCCGCATTCATCAAGTACGACGAGGAAACCACATACGGCACAGCGGTTACAACAACTATATCAAACCGCGTGACAAGTGTTTCACTATCACGATCACAAGAAAGAGAGCGCACAACACATCTCTCTCAAAGCTCCGCGGCGTTTGCGGGCGCAACCTTTGATGGGTTTGAGCTTGCGGGCGGCACAATCGAAATGCCGGTATTTTTTAAGGGTATGGGTCAGTTGCTCAAAGCGGCGGTCGGTGGAACACCTGCAACAACCGGATCCGGCCCATATACGCACGTCTTTGAACCGACAACCGTACTGCCATCTTTGACCATTGACTTTCAAAGAGGAACGGGATCCGTTGAGACTTTTGAGGGTGCAATGGTTACATCAATGAGCATATCTTGTGAGGCGGGCGCGGAAGCAAGCGCATCTTTTGAGATCCTTGCGGAAACAGCAGCGGCACGAACAACAGCGATCACGCCATCTTTTGGTGATGGTGCGCAAATGTTCCATCATCAAGCGGGTACACTGGATTTTAACGGCGTCAATTACACGGTGCGATCTTTTGAGTTCTCTATTGATAACAAACTTGAGCGCATCAACAATCTTGGATCAAAACTTACGGGCCAACCACAAATTAGTGATGTGCGAGAAGTAACCATAACCGCAACACTTGATCTTTCTGATAACAATCTGTACAATGCACAACTTGCCGGCACTCAATCCGATGTAAGTCTTGTGTTTACAGCGGGTGCGGATACAATGACATTTCTTTTGCGCAACGCCAAGATCACCGAGTATAGCGACGATGTAAACAGTTTTGGGCGTGTTGAGCGATCGGTAACATTCTTTGGATTGGCCGATCTCAGCATACCGGAAACCGCATTCAAAATCACAATGGTGAACGATGCAGCAAATGCAACCAGTAACTAATAAATAACCAACGAGGTGTAATGATGGATAAAAATATCCTTGAGGAGATCATTGCATCCGCATCATTTGAGATTGACGTGTTTGATGGCATGATTAAAATCGAAGGGCGGATCCTATCTCCTAGCGAAGTAGAATCAGCAGGGTTGGCAAGCGCGATGCTTGCTCATGCTCTGTTTAAGTCACAAAGTAAAGATCAGATTATCAAAACGCAAGAGCTTGCGGAAAAAGTCGGAAGTGGCGATATAGACGACATCGAAGAACTTTTACAGATGGCAAGTGCAATCAAGCCGGAACAACTTGAGCAAATCGCGGAAAGAGAGGATCGGTTGTTGCAAAAGTGTGTACGTCGATGCTCGAAGGACGGCGGCAAAACATGGGAGCCGTTGCACCTTGTCACTGCGATTGATCAGCAAAATGCAAAACAAAATCGCTTGTGGGTTGGCATGCTGAAAAGTGAGGATCGAAGAGCGATCCTTGATAAAGCCATGAAAGGACATGAGGAGGCAACCGAACGGTTGCAAACCTTTCGCTGTTGATGAGGATCTTGTACACATGTATGATATAATAGGCCGCACATATGGTGTCCTCCCTTCCGATGTTGCAAAACTACAATGGGCGGATCTTTTGGTTTGTGTGCAATGTGTACGGGCAAGAGGCGATCGCGTCAAGCGTATTCTCAAAACCAACAAGCGCAAAAAGAGTACAGTGTTTCCGAACATATCAATCATTGACCTTGCGGATCTATTATGAGTACAACTGTTGAATATATTCTTGATGTAAAAACCGGCAAGGCAACAAAAGCACTTGGTGATACCGCGAAAAAAACCGATAAGGTTGGCAAATCGCTCAATGATACCAAGATGAGCGGATTGGCGGCGGCGGGTGCGCTTGGTGCTGCGTTTACTGGAATTGGTGCGGCGGCGGGTATTGCGGCAAATGCCGTGGGTGCATTGGCCAACACAGCGATCAAGGCCGCACAAGCGATGTTTGAGCTAACAACATCCGTTGTCGATAACATCAACGATCTCAATGACCTAAGCACGGTATCCGGTATCTCAGCGCAAAACATTGAGGCATTGAGGACGGCATTTGTTGCATCCGGTCAAAGTGCGGATAGTGCCAACACGATCCTCAAGATGTTCCCAAGGATCATGAATCAGCTATCCAACGAAACAAGCGATGCATCAAAGGTGTTTCGTGGGCTGGGGTTGTCTTTGCGTGATGCGGCGGGCAATGCAAAATCAGCGGATCAAGTTTTTATTGAAATGATCCATGCGGTGCAAGGCATTGACGATCAAACCCAAAAAGCAAGGACGGCAATGGCCTTGTTTGGCCGTCAAGCATCCGGCGTTGTGCAAGCGCTTGGTGCGGATAAGTTTGAGGCGTTTACGGATGCGGTTGAGCGATACGGCACAAGAGCGGGACCGGAAGCGAGCAAGAGCGCGGCACAGTTTCAAAAAAATCTTGCGTTGTTGGATCTTGTAACCAAAAGAGCAAAGCAAAGTTTTGTTGAAAATACCGGCGTATTACGCCTTTTTGAGGTTGGGTTGAAAAATGTTGTTGCTGCGGTCACTGCACTCAATGTATTCTTGCAATCCGGTGCGGAAGGACTAAAACAACTGGGTCAAGCGGGTTTGTTGCTCGTCAATCTCGTGTTGCGGCAACTGTTTGAGGGTTTTAAAAAACTTGTATTACAAGGCATGAAGCCAACATTTGATCTTCTGAATATGCTATCTGAGCAAGTGACCGGACAAAGTATATTTGGCAACCTTGCAAAGACGATCGGTGATCTCACGCTCAATACCTTTGATCTCAATGATGCGGTTGATGATGGGATTGCGGCGTACAGAAAAGAACTTGAGATCCTCAACGAGAACACAAGCACCAAAGATGGTGCATCGAAAACAGCGGCACAACTAGCAAGAGATTACAAACTTGTTGAGGGTGTGCTGGGTCAACTCAACAAAGCAACCAAGAAAGATACCAAAGATACCAAAGACAACACCGACGCAAAGAAGGAACAACAGCGCGCAGAAAAAGCACGATTGGCGAGACTGAAAAAACAAGCGCAATTGTTGAAAATACTCGCCAACGAAAACAAGAAGCGCCTTGCGGCAATCAAAGAGGTGCGTGACATCATCAAAGATGCCGGATCCGATCAGATCACCGAACTTGAGAAGATCAACCGATTAGAGCAAGAGCGCCTTGATAAACTCATCCTCATTGGGATGCAAGAAGGTATCAACACCGATGCCGCAAAAAAGGCGGTACAAGAGCGCGCGGAAAGAGAAAGAAGGGCGTTACAACAGCGTCAGATCGCGGGCCAAATCGGAATCGCACAAACTGCAATCGGTGCCGCATCCGATCCAACTGCTCTTATCGGTGCGGTTGCCGGTGCGTTTGGGCCTATAGGATCCGCGATTGGTGGCGTTGTGCAAGCGTTATCCGATCTTGGACAAAAGGATCCCGAAGAAATAAAAGAAGAGTTTCGTGCAACGTTTGAGGGTATTGCACAAGGGATCAAGATCTTGGTGCCGTTGTTGATTGAGGCGTTGCCGCCAATCCTCTTTGATGCCGCGCTTGTGATTGTTGACGCAATCTTGAGGTTGCCGATACAACTCCTTTCTGTAATCGGCAAAGGTCTTGTACAGGCATTCAAGGCGATCGGTGGTATCTTTACGGATCCGCTTGGCTTCCTTGGTTCCATCATCGATGCGATATTTGATGCCATCAAAAGAATCTTTGACTTCTTTACCCAACCGTTTCAGGATGCTGGATCCATGATGGGCGGCGGGCGCATGTTGAGCGGTCAAGGTGGTTTGCGTTTTACTGGGTCTAATCGTGGATTAGCAATGCTCCATGAGGGGGAAATGGTCGTTCCGAGGAGTGGGCAAATCTCCTCAAGTGTTGCACG